GTCCCAATCAACTTCGGTTATGAGCAAACGCTCAGAGCGCAGTCGATTACCGTCGAGCATCTTGAAGAGGTTGACCACATCGGGGCGCTGAATCGGCAGAACCTCTGCCGTGTTGTTCGCCGCATTACGTGCGAGCTCGCCCTTGCGGACGGAAAACTCGACGGCATTGACGCCAACAGTACCAACATGAAGCGCCAAAGGAGTGCCGCCGTTGGCTTCAGTTTGAAGTGCCTGCACAGCAGCTTCGATGTGAATCGTGAACTCACGGTCTTCGATTTCCTGAATGTCCTTCACCGAGTTCTCCTCGATAATCTTGGTGATGGGCATCTCGTAGGCCAAAAGCTCCTGTTCCGTCTTCTGGAACATCTCGGAGCTGATGGTGTAGAACGCGACCTCAGCCTTGTCGCCACGGATGAACCGAGCGCTGGGCTGCCCGCGGAAGGTAATCGCCATCGCCCTACTCTGAGGCTCGACGTCGACAATCTTCACCAGGGTGTCGTGGTTGACCGAGCGTTGGCAGTCTGCTCTCGTAACCTGCTCCGGCGGAATGACTTTGCGGGCAAAGCTCACCTCGCGGAGGCGGTCACGGATATAGCTACCACCATACTCGGCGATTTTCTCTTTGCCTTCGCCGCTGTTGAGCTTCGAAGCAAAAAGTTCATTCATTACACTCGCCGGAACCGACATAGGAATATCTCCTTTTTTACTTTCTAGAGGGGGATTCCAGCGGGTTAGCTGCGGTATCCCGTGATGAATCTGAGCTTACCACCGTTGCTGGCGGGAAGCCGAGTGACATAGCCAACGACTGGGTCAGTATCCGTAGAACCACCGTGCCCAACAAGGCCGGCAAAATTACGGGTACCAATGACGATGGTAGCGACTTTGAGGCCCTGAAGGACCGTCGTGATGGCAGCGCCGCCCACTGTGGCAGTTGCCGCATCATAGATACGGGTGTCACCCTCGTAGTTACCGAGGAACAACGCAGTGGTCCTTCTGTCCGCCATGCCCAGGCGGTCAGAGCGTCCCTTCTCATTGAAGCAAAGGAAACTGCGCACAGACGCACGAGCACCGGGTGTGCCAATGGCACAAGGGCGCGCGTACTTGTAGCTACCGTCCAACGTTAGCCACTCGCCATCTACGAGTGCAACTGCATTGTTTGGGTCTGCCAGCGACGGGTCTGCTAACGGGAGGTCTTTCCTCCATACGGGCAGCATGTCACTGACGGGTTCAAAATTGACTCTTTGAATCGTCGACATATCTCTACTTTCCTCCTGTCAGCTACCATCAGCTGAGTACGAAACGCTCAAGGTCGCTGGACCCTGTGGCACCAGAGAGCTCGTCGGAGAGATGAGCATGCTTGCCCATGTCCGGACCGACCAACTCCACAGCTTGTTCAGTGACGTCGAGGTTGAGTTCACCAGCCGAAGCTGCCTTCTCTAGCTCATTCGCCACGTCTTGAATGCTGCCGTCGCGAAGACCTTTTTCAATCATCGCGCTAGCAACCTTCTCAACTCTTTGACGGGCCAAGCCACTAAGAGCTATGCCCCGGTAGAAATCACGCTCAGCCGCGAGCTTGAGTAATGTGCCGGGAACCTCCGCAAGCACCTCGCGCCTGTCTGCTGCACTTAGCTTGTTCATCTTGGTTGGTTCTCCAATCACATTGAGGCGCCGGCAGAACCGACACCGCCAACAGGGGGGGCCTGGAAACTACCCATACCTGCGCTTACCTTCTTTTTGGGGTTACTGCTCGTTGGACAAGCTTCCGATGCCAACTTTTCAAGGATGGCACGGGCAGCAAGTGAACGAATAGATGTGGACACGGCAGATGAAATCTTTACACCAGCTTGGCCCGTATGGTCAAACGCCTGGTCCAAAGTGTGGTCATGCGCGGCACTCAACGCGGGCTCAGTGAGCACCTTAGCCAACTGCGCCTTCACAGGAGCTTTGGCTTCACGCTTCTGGTAGTTGATGGCAGATTCATTCGAACCAACCAGTCCACGAGGACCTTCGGGCATCCCACCAGCAGGGGCTCCACCAGCTTCGCCCGCTGCCGAAGTCTCAGGAGGCACTGCTGCACCCGCTGAAATCTTGGCTGGATTGATAGCGTCCTCGGCTTGCTTCACGACAGTCAGGTACAAGTCTACCAGGCGCTGGTCGACAGCTGAAGCTTCCTTCTTGTGATGTAGTGCAGATGCACCACCGGCGCCCGCCGCAACGCCGGCTGCCCCTGCCGCCCCCGCAACTTGACCTGGATGTTTGTAGGCGTGTTCACCGGCTTTTCCAGCAATATCCTTAGCGCCCTTACCTACATCCTTGGCTAGCCCACGTGCAGCACCTGCCTGCCACTTGGCTTCATCACCAACTTTGTGAGCAACGCTCTTGGCGCCTTCACGCAGGCCACCGAGTGAAAACGCCGCCACCTTGCGGAGTTCATCGACAGTCACTGACGCGTGCTTGTCCTTGTTGTGGTGCACCGCCGCCGCTGTACCACCAGCTGCAGCAACAAGACCACCGCCAGCAATGGCACGAGCTTTGGTAGTAGGTGCTTTGGCCTTGTCGATGAGCGGCTTCATCGCGGCATGCGCGCCAAACGGCTTCGCGCGCTCTTTGAGAGCAGCCACCTCTTTGCCAGACTCTTTGCCAGCAAAGTCCTTGCCGAACTTCTTGGCTTTCTCACCTACTGCAGCGGTTGCTTTGCCCGCGTGTTCCTTGAGTGCCTTGCCAGCCCCTTCGGCGCCGCTGCGCATTTTGGAAAAGTCAAATGCTGCCTTACGCAGATATTCGACATCCGCCGAACTGAGCTTGACGGGAATCTCGGGGTGCATCATCGATGCATTGTCCTCGAGGGCGTTGGCAGGTCCATGCGGTGTCTCCGCCGGACGCTGCAACCCAGGATTCTGAGGGGGCACATGTGCGGACGTCGCCGCCCCACCACGACCTGCCTCAATTTCGTTGTTGGATGATGTGGCTTCAAGAACCTGGAGTGCATTGGGCCCAGTTCCTGGCCCAGGTTCCTCCGCGCTCTTTACAATGAAGTCCACAGCAGCTGCGAGCTTCTCAACATAATTCGTTGGGATGGACTCGAGCTGAGGGTCGGCAGCTGCCAACTTGGTGGACGGCATCGACTCACCAGCATTGGCAAGTTGACGAGCCGCTTCAAGGGAGACAACTGTCTGGTCATGGGCGCCAGCTGCGGCGGCCTTTATCATGTCTTGAATCGTGTAGTGCGCTGTCGCAGACATAGGTACCTCTTTATGAGCAACCTTCGGTGGTAGTAAACTTTGGGGGTCGGTGGGTAATCCCTTTTGAGTGGATGCCCCAAGGTCCGCCGGTGGTGGTGACCCTGAGTTGACGCGCGAATAGCTGGTACGCGGAGACACCCCTTTGGGACCGGTTTGCCCGGGTGCCGGTTTGTTCCCCACGGCTAGCGTCGGCATTGGAGCCAATGCAGCACTCCCCTGCCCGGCATCGGGTAGAGGAACTGAATCCGCATCGGCGGATTTCAGGAAGTGCTGCAAAAGGTCCCATTCGCTCATCTCGTCTAGGTATCTCGAAAGGTTACGTTCAGGCTTGAGCCCAATCTACGGTGAAGCCAGCGCGTTCACAAATCTCAAGTGCGCGGTGCTCGAGCGCTTGCTCGACAGTACTGGCAGCCGCTATCTTCTCACTCTCGGGCAATCCCAAGATGTAGGCGGCATTGACACGCTCAAAGGCAGTCTCTTCAGGAACACCAGCAGACTTTAGCATGTTGATGGCTTCATAGGAGGCAACCTCATCGAAGCTTGGAGTTGAAGTACCCGCGGCGGGTGCGGCACTTGCCTGCTTGCGTTGCGCAAGTAAATCGACCAAAGCGGCTTGACGTGCTGAGGCTTTCTTCTCTTCCTCCTTCTCGTCGTCCTTGCCCTTTTCGCCCTTCTCTTCGTCCTTGCCCTCTTTCTTGCCCTTTTCAGCGAAGGGGTTCTCACCAGCAGCGGCCATCTTCTTGAGCTCGTCGGCAAACGTATGCGCCATAAGGCGACCGAGGAAGTCGGCTTCAGCTACCTTGGTATGTGCCGCGCGCTTTTGCAGCCATTCGTCAGTGGCGGCGGCAAGTGTTGCTTCAGCGGCAGAAGCCTCTTTCTCCTTCTCGTTTTCCTTGGCGTCGCCCTTCTTGCCTTCCTCTTCCTTCTCTTGCTCATCCTTGGCATCCATAGCGACCTTGAATAGTCCAGCTACCTGGGTGTCATCCAACTGCGAGAGGTCAATACCCTCAGAGGCACAAAGGTCTCCAAAGAACTGAAGGTTGGCCTGCTTGATGAGGTCTTCCTCAGTATGCTCAGAAGCAGTCTTCTCTACATTGAAAATCTCAGACAGTGTCGAGCTCATATCGGCCATGACGTGTACTCCTAGGAAATTTGGTGTCGGTTAGTTTTTCGCGTGGTCACCAAGGGGAGTTCCCTCTGCACGCCGGCTTCAGCCCGTTGACTTGAGAGCTTTACTTCGAAGATTCCATCAGCAGCCACTGGAAGCTCATTGAGAAATGCGCTCGAGAGGTACTGATAGGACAATGGAGTAAAGAGTTCTTCAGCAGTTGTACTCGCAAGCTTATGAAGTACAACGTCGCCAACGGGCGCCGCCGCTTCAATCAGGTCTTGTGAATTTGATACAAACTGCATGAGGCTATTTCGGTAGCCGTTGTAGGCAGACCCAATCTTACGGAGTAGTTCCGAGGAATGGGAAGACGCCTTCTTTGAACTTTTCAAAGGTGCGCCTGTTATTACTACCACGCGCCGCTCAATAATCGGGCCGAATGCAGAACGGTCTGCCATCAGCGGTTCCAACAATTGAGCCAACGAGGGGCTAAAAGACTGCGTGTCTAATGGGGAATCTGAGGATTCATCCGTCTTGGGAAATACTTGCCCGAGGGAATCCAACTGCCCGGCAAGGTCCCCCTTACCAAGGCTGATGAGCGTCACCCGTTGAAATTCCCTGGGGCGCAGCACCATCCCTAGGCCCGCCGTAGTGGAAAGGGCAGTACCTAGGCCTGCATCCCCGAGCACTTGAAGCAGCCCCGTTGGCAGGTCGGGTTCCTGTTCGGTCAGCAGTGGCACGGCTTTGCCCGCCAACTGATTGGGAACCACGTCCTTGGTCATTGCTGCTTTGATATCAGCACGCTTCATCCACTCATGTAGGTCATCGAAAGTCGCAATGCGCGAGGTACCTGTCTCCTTGGGCTCGTACTTCAAAATCTCTGATTGAGGTATTGCAGCAGTTTTCTCTAAGAAGAGGTCAACAGCGCCAAGCTTCTCAGCGAGTTCGGCAGAACCAATGAAGCTGTATACCCGCCCGCCCTCGGCAATCTTCAGCATGGCCTTGGCAATTTTATCGGCGCCGATGAACACAAAGCTGATGTCAAAAAACTTTGGGAAGTCGTTATCCACCCAGACTTTTCGTCCATCGGGGAGGATGCGATTCATCTGCGTGCGCGCGTAGTCCGAGTAGTCGTTACGCGTGATGCTTAGTCCGCGGATGCCGATACCGTCCCGCGCTTTGAGCTTCTTGTGGTACTCGAGTATCGCTTCACCAGGACTTCTATGATGCTTGGGGTCATACGTGTCCCAGGCTTTTTGATAGAGGCGTCGGTCAAGCGTGATGGAACAAGTGTCGAATGGGACCTTAGTTCCCATACTCACATCTGGATAACCACCAGCCTTGAGCTTGTCCCAGATTCCCTCGCCTCCGTACTGCATGCATAGCGCATGGTCGAGC